CGCGAATGCGTTGATCCCCCGCCTAGAGGTTGACAGCCTCGTTGGGGGGATGATCGGATTTCTGGACCAGCCGGTTAATCGCCGGCTTGCTAGGATTGGTTCCTATACGGGCCATTTTGCGACACTCGATCTGAGTGACGCATCCGATCGCGTCTCCAATCAGTTGGTACGAGCGATGTTCGCTTGGCAGCCCCGAATTGCAGGGTCTGTCGATGCGTGTCGGTCTCGTTCAGCTGACGTACCTGGTCACGGGATTTACCGTTTGGCCAAGTTTGCGTCTATGGGTTCAGCTCTTACTTTTCCGATCGAGGCGATGGTTTTCCTTACCGTTGTCTTTGTCGCGATCGAGGAAGAGCTTAATCGACCCCTGACCCGAAACGACGTTCTGTCGTATAGGGGCCAGGTGCGCGTTTACGGGGATGATATCATAGTCCCCGTGGACTACGCGCGTTCCGTTGCTGATTGGCTGGAAGCCTTCGGGCTAAAGGTCAACCGGCGCAAGTCTTTCTGGACTGGAAAGTTCCGTGAGTCTTGCGGTGCGGAGTTCTTCGACGGCCAGGACGTATCAATAGTCCGGTTTAGGAAGAAGCTTCCAAAGCAACGGAGGTACGGCAAGGAGATAACAGGCGAAGCAGCCGAGCGCGTCATTAGCGCTGTATCGCTCCGGAACCAGCTCTATGAGCGTGGCTGGAGCGACGCTGTTGCCTGGATGGACGACTACTTGATGGCGGTAATCCCGCTACCTGTAGTTATGCCGTCCTCTCCCGTATTAGGTAGGTGGTGTTTTCTCGGTTATGACACCGAACGGACCCACCGAGATCTGCAGAGCCCCCTTGTCAGGGGTTATGTGGAGCGCTCTGACTATCCTCCTTCCCCATTGGATGGTTCCGGAGCCCTAATGAAGGTGTTCTCTAATCCTCTCCCCTCGTTTACCGAGAGTGAAGATGTCGTGCGGATAGCTACCCGCGACGAGAAGCACCTATGTCGTGCTGGACGCCCCTCAGCCGTCCGTATCAAACTGAGGGACGGTAGCCCTTTCTAGG